TCATGCTCGGCGCTTTGACCGAAGACCAGAAATGCAAGTTCCATGACGTTTCTGTTGATTTGCCATCGTGCAGGCTGTCTGGGGACATGTGTACATCATTGGGTAATGGGTTTTCCAACCTAATGTTTGCGCTGTTTGTCCTGCACAAGAAAGGAGCCAAGGACGTAAGGATTGTCGTAGAAGGCGATGACGGTTTAATGACCTATAATGGCCCTAGAGTTAGTGGTGATGACTTCGCTAAGCTTGGTCTCACCATAAAGCTCCAGGATCACGATAGAATTGAAACCGCCAGTTTCTGCGGTATGATTTTCGACAGTGAGGAGTTGATTAATATTGCTGACCCGAGGAAGGTTTTGGCCGACTTTGGGTGGGGTGATTGTCAATACACACATGCGAAGAAGAGTAAAAAGGCGTCTCTTCTACGTTGCAAGGCTCTATCTCTCGCCTACCAATACCCGGGATGTCCAATTATATCCGAGTTAGCTCAATATGGACTGCGTGCTACGCGCGGCCATGATATACGTTGGTTGGCGGCAAATACGAAGAATATGTGGTATCGTGAGACATTACTTCGTGCCTTAAAAGACGAGAGATCTCTCAAAGTTCAAACGCCGGGCCCAAGATCCAGGGCCCTTGTGGAGGAGATGTATGGGATCAAAATAGAATGGCAACTCAAGATCGAGGAGCACCTGCGAGGACTGTCCACCCTCGGCCCGATTAGGTGCCCCTATGTCGACTTGATTATGCCAGACTGTTGGGTCTCGTATAGTAACGAATTTGTTAGGTTCGTTGATCGCCAAAGCATAAAAGAGCAGAAGTTTACTTCGGATGGATGCGACCATCTCAGTAGGCTGCTCGAGCTCGATGGTGTTGATGTGAGTCAAATGGTTTGCGTTGGGATTTCAGTTTGTGTTGAAGACAACCAGGCTATGTCCGCAAAGCGCTGCAAACATTTGTCCACTAGCCATCAAAGAGAAGCTTGAGCAGGGCATTCTAAGATAAGCATTCGTCCAAGCAAATGGCTCTGGACCCGGTTAACAGACACCTTACCAAAAGAACTAGTATAAGGGTTGCCCGCGTTCCTGCGGGGGCCGGGAATTTCCC